TTGCGTTAACACCAGATAGAATACATCATGAAATTTCAAAGAATATCTCTAGAGGAGTTCCTTATATAGATGCTCTAGTAGACTTCGCAGAAAAGCACGATGTTGAAATTGAAACAATAGCTCAGATCGTTAAGAAGTCTTCGATACTTCGAGAAAAAGTTCGGACTGAAGCTGTGCAATTGAAGATGGTGGTAAAGGATGGAAAAGATCTCTCCGACCATTTTGAGTGATAGTTCATTCGATGCGTATGTAAAATATCTTGCATTAAAGAAACATTTTACTACGGATGGATATGACTTCTTTAAATATAATGGAAAGGTCAGAGCATCTTACGAAACCTTCATGTCACGCAATGACGCATATTTTTTTGCTAAGCTTACAAAAAGAGACGACTGGTTAAATCTAATCCTCTCAAATGTAATCATAAAACCTGATATCTGGATACGAGAAATTCTTGAAGAGGAAGCTCAAAACAGATATATAGAATGGAAGAGAAAACAAGATTCTTTGAGTCATGTTTTCAAATCCGAGTTGGTACATCTATTAGATGACTATCAACAAAACTTTGTATCACGAGATGGACAACATCCTCATATTATGACGATGTATAGTCAAAAGAAAATCTCTTTAGAGACTTTTACTATTCTATCACACCAAGCGAAAGTTTTTTCATACTGGAGTGAAAAAATAGTTGACAAAATCGTATCTTGTGATATAATAAGACTTTCTAAGAAATATAAACCTTTCTTAGATTATGATGAGAAAAAGTTTAAATCCATAATTCGTGGATACTTTTTTTGATCATCGCAATACTACGCAAAATAACGCTATATAAAGGAGAAAAATTATGGCAACAACAGACTTTGCTTCGTTAAAGAAGAATCGTAACAAATCTCTCGATAAGCTTAATGCTCAACTCGAGAAAATCACTACCAAATCTTATTCGGACCCGAATGAAGGTAAATTTTGGAAACCAACTAGAGATAAAGCCGGTAACGGATTCGCAGTAATTCGTTTCTTGCCTGCTCCTAAAGGTGAAGAAATGCCTTTCGTTCGAGTATGGGACCACGGGTTCCAAGGTCCTACAGGATTATGGTATATCGAAAACTCGCTTACAACTCTTGGTCAAGATGACCCAGTATCTGAATACAACTCTAAGTTGTGGAACACAGGTGTTGAAGCTGATAAAGATCAAGCACGTAAGCAAAAACGTAGATTGAAGTATACTGCTAATATTTACGTGGTCAAAGACCAAGCAAATCCAGAGAACGAAGGAAAAGTTTTCCTATACGCTTTTGGTAAAAAAATCTTTGATAAGTTGAATGATCTTATGAATCCTACTTTTGAAGATGAAGAACCAGTAAATCCATTCGACCTTTGGGAAGGTGCAAACTTTAGACTGAAAATTCGTCAGTTTGAAGGTTATCCAAACTATGATAAATCAGAGTTTGATGCTCCTGCTCCATTGTTCGAAGACGATGAACAACTGGAAGCAGTTTGGAATTCACAACACTCTCTACAAGACATTGTCGATCCTAAAAACTTCAAGTCTTATGCAGAGTTGAAAACCAAATTGTTTAGAGTATTGGACTTATCTTCTGATGAACCAGTTGCTCAGTCAACTTTCGAAGAAGATAATGAAGATGAAGATTTAGTATTTAATACTGAAACTGCATCTGCTCCTGAAGCTCCAACTGCTGCACCTAGTGTTGCCGCAGATGATGATGACGATGATCTTTCAATCTTTAAAGAACTCGCAAGAGGTTAATGATGCGTATGGGAGGGTAGCCAATCCCTCCCTATTTTTTAAAGGAGAAAAATCATGTCAGATTTAAAAACAACAGAATCTATAGTAGATTTTGATTTTGGCTTTACAGCTATGGATGCTGATGAACTTGATGTTGTTCAGCAATCTAAACTTGAAGCTGAGACTTCCTCTGCTGCAGCAACAAGCGCGTCAGAAAAGGCTCAGTTATTATATGATGCAATTATGCCACTATTAAATAACCTAAAGGCAAATCCAGAAAAAGATTATATCTACTGGCCTGACCGTTATTCGAAACTAGATGCTTTTGCGGATAAATTATATCAAATATTAAGTGGAGAATAATATGAGTCTATTAGATAAAATGCTCAAAGCAGGTTCGGTCAAAGGATCGTCCGTACTTGCTAAATCATCGTTTTTTAACGAAAAGGATCCTATTCAAACAGAACTACCTATTGTCAATATCGCATTCTGCGGTTCATTGAAAGGTGGTTTGCTTCCTGGTCTTACAGTAGTGGCTGGTGAATCTAAGAGTTTCAAAACTTTATTGGGACTCTATTGTATGAAAGCTTACCTTAAGAAATATCCTGAAGGTGTAGCAATCTTATATGATTCAGAATATGGTATCACTCCTGAATATCTTGAAAGTTATAATATTGATACGAATCGTGTTATTCACGTACCTATTGAAGATGTTGAACAACTTAAGTTTGATGCAACTAAAAGGTTAAATGAAATTGAAAAAGGTGATAAAGTATTCATCATGATCGATTCAGTTGGTAACCTTGCTTCTCGTAAAGAGGTTGAAGATGCTGAAAATGAAAAGTCAGTTGCTGATATGTCACGTGCTAAACAGTTGAAATCTTTATTCCGTATTATCACACCTAAGCTTACTGGAAAAGATATTCCAATGATTGCGGTTAACCATACCTATAAAGAAATTGGATTGTTTCCTAAGAACGTGGTATCTGGTGGTACAGGTATTTACTATTCAGCTAATCAGATCTTTATTATCTCTAAATCTCAAGAAAAAGAAGGAACTGATCTTGCAGGATTTAAATTTACTATCAATATTGAAAAATCAAGATATGTTAAAGAAAAATCTAAACTGCCTTTCACTGTATTATATGACACTGGTATTCAAAAATATTCAAGTCTCTTTGACTTAGCTCTTGAATCTGGACATTTGACAAAAGCTAATCAAGGTTGGTATAATGTAGTTGATATGAAAACTGGTGAAATTATTGAACCAAAAAGACGTTCTAAAGATATTGAATCTGATGAAGAGTTTTTCAAATCACTTATGGATGATAAAGGCTTCAATGACTTTGTCGAAAAGAAATTTAAACTTACTATGATTGATAGTATACAAGAGGAAGTAGAAAATGATAGAGAAGACGATACTGTCGAATCTGATACTGAATGAGGAATTTAGCCGAAAGGTTTTTCCTTATTTAAAAGAAGATTATTTTGACGATATTGCTCTTCGAAAACTCTTTTCGACTGTCTCTCAATACGTAGAAAAATACAAAGAGCCTCCTTCAAAAGAGGCTTTGCGTATTGCAGTTGATAATCGTAAAGATCTAAATGAAGATAACTATAATCAAGTATCTGAACTTATTAATGAACTTAAAATTGATAAAGATACTAATATACAATATCTTATAGATCAAACAGAAAAGTTTTGTCAAGATAAAGATCTTTATAACGCAATCAGAAAAAGTATTTTGATACTTGATGGTGAAGTTGCAGAAACTAAAGGTGAAATTCCTAAACTTCTTTCAGATTCATTAGGTATTAGTTTTGATACAAGTGTTGGTCACGACTTCTTAAATGACTATGAAGATCGTTATGAACATTATCATAAGAAAGAAGAGCGTATTCCATTTGATATTGATATCTTTAATAAGATTACAAAAGGCGGTTTACCTCGTAAATCTATGACTGTGTTATTGGCGACAACTGGTGGTGGTAAATCATTGGTTAAATGTCACATGGCAGCTAATCATTTGATGTATGGTAAAAATGTTCTTTATATTACTATGGAAATGGCTGAGGAAGAGATTGGCCGTAGGATTGACGCTAACATCATGGATATTACCATTGATCAGGTTCAAGAAATCCCCAGAGATGTCTACGGTAAACGTATGGCTAGGTATAAAACAAAGACTCCAGGTAAACTCGTAATTAAAGAATATCCTACTGGTTCTGTACACTCTGGTCATTTTAGACATCTATTAAATGAATTAAGTCTTAAAAAGAATTTTCAACCCGACGTAATCTTTCTTGATTACTTAAATATATGTGCATCATCAAGAGTAAGAGGTAATGCCGCAGCGAACAGTTATACTTTAGTAAAATCAATTGCTGAAGAAGTTCGTGGTTTGGCTATGGAATACAATTGCGCCGTTGTTACTTCCTCTCAGTTTAATCGTGATGGTTATGGAAATTCTGACGTTGACTTAACAAATACTTCAGAATCTATGGGTATCACTCATACTGCTGATGCTATTTTTGCTATCGTAACATCAGAACAACTTGATGAACTTGGTCAAATCATGATCAAACAATTAAAAAATCGCTGGGGTGACCTAGGATACTATAGAAGATTCTTAGTTGGTATAGATAGAGCAAAGATGAAAATATATGAACTCGAAGAAAGTGCTCAGCGTAATATCAATATAGATGATAGTTCCGGTGGTAGCTCTGGAAAAAAGCGGATAATTGAAGATGATGGACCTATGTTTGATAAAACAGATATTGGTCGTAGAATGAAATCTGATAGGAGAGGTGTATTTTCAGACGTGACATTCACATAAATTATAAATAAACCATAACAAACTAAGTTTCATTATAAGGCGCCAATGAAAAATTTTAGTGATTTTTTATCAAATCAAAATGAAAAAGCAGAAAGTGTTCCTACTATTGTAGAGAGCACTTCTTCTGTTTTACCTACCTTTTCACCTAACATCAAAAGATTTAACGATATATCTGACGAATTAGTTGAGATAAGAGTTTTGCGATCTTTGAGTAAAGGTGTTGTTCGAAAACTTAAAGCAACATGGTCTGCATTAAAACGCGGTATAGGAATGATTTTCAATCGCGAAGTAAAACGTGCACCATTGTTTAAAGAAGTTGAAATTAGTATTCCTGGTCAAGTTAAAGAAGACATACTTAACAGTAGTGATATTCTAAATGAAGGCCAATTAGAAGTAATTAAAGGAAACTATAACGAAGCTCTTGTATGTCAATTTCTTTTTAATCATAGAGGCGAAGAGGTTGATATATCTAAAAAATACGAAAAGTATAGAGCAAGTATTAACCAAACAGTTTCAAAATGGGATAAAGATTTAAGAGCTATGGATCCTAAAAAGTATAATGCTAATATTGCGATTATACGTAAAGGTTCTCAAGACATGGCTAATTATCTTATCGACCAATCAGTTCAACAAAAAGCTACTATCATAGGAGCTTACCTCGATAATCTTGCATTCCAAGATGGTATCGATTTTAAAGCAGACATTCGTATTGCTATCATGAAAGAAGGTAAAGAAATCCTTGATGGTTATTCTTTAAAACTATATTCAAATAAATCAGTAGGATTAGCAAATACAACTGCTCGTGGCTTATGTCAACATTTAGGTGGAGATAAGTACGGAAATAAATTTGATCAAATAGCAAAGAAAGATACAGTATTAACTGATCTTATTAAAAAGGCTGGTGATTTAGATAAGATTAAGCAAGACCACAAGAAACATTTAAAGGGTGATGAAAAAGCAACTAATAGATTAAAAACATTACGTGGTTTAACTGATGATCAAATCAATAATCTTAGTCAAGCAGAATTAGAAAAAGATAGAAAAGAAGCACGTAATCCTATCAATCCTAGAGTAGCTGAACTCGTATATCAAACAATTAAAGACTTAGAAGGTACATCACAGCTTGGTGAACGCATCTTAGATATTATGGGATTTAATGATAAAGAAACAAAGATGTTAATGGCTATTACAACTGCTAAAAAATCTCAAATTATTTCTAAACATCCAGATTTAGATTTAAGTGATATTAAAATAGACCCACCTGCAGGACGAGTTACAATTAATATTGTAGGGCCAACAGGTAAAAATATTGTTACCTTTGGTGTTAAAGAAGGTGAGAAGAAAGCGGTATCAGGCTCAGTTAGTTTTGCAGGAATAGAACCAGAAGATTACGACGAGTATATATGATAACGTTTAAAGATTTTTTAGAAGAAGGTGTAAATGATCCTGGAATATTTAAAGCGATATTTCTAGCAGGCGGTCCTGGTTCAGGTAAATCATTTGTCGCAAGCCAAACTATTCCAAGAGCTCTTGGTCTTAAAATGGTAAATAGTGATGATGTATTTGAGCTTGGGATGAAAAAATCAGATTTAAGTTTATCACCTGAAGATATAACAAGTCCTAAAGGTCAAGAAATTCGAGCTAAGGCAAAAAAAATTACAAATTTCAGAATGGAACTTTATAAGAAAGGTCGATTAGGTCTTATTATAGATGGTACAGGAAAAGATTACGATAAAATATCAAAACAGGTTGACAATCTTAGAAAATTAGGTTATGATTGTTATATGATATTTGTTAACACTAGTAAAGAGGTTGCACTAGAACGTAATAAATTACGCCCAAGATCTTTACCAGATGATATGGTAGTTAAGCTTTGGAATCGTGTACAAGAAAACATCGGTAAATTCCAACGTAAATTTGGTAATGCAAACTTTACCGTTGTAGATAATAATGATGCAAAAGAAAACATTTTGCAAATGACATTTAAAGATGTTAGAAAATTTGTAAGTAAAGCTATCGAAAACAGAATTGCTAAAAAATGGATAGAGGATCAAAAGAAAATAAGATGATACGATTTAAGCAATATCTCGAAGAGGCTTCTGGTAAAAACTTACACATGACTCATTTAGAAGATGCGGTCATTGATGGTGGTGTAAATGGAACACGTAATGTATTCTCTTATATTAGAGCAATACGAGATATGCTTGCAGGAAATACTTCTGCGCCTGTAAGTCTAACAGTTAAATGGGATGGAGCTCCAGCGTTATTTGCAGGAACTGATCCAAGTGACGGAAAATTCTTTGTCGCTAAAAAAGGAGTCTTTAATAAGAATCCAAAAATATATAAAACAAATGCAGAAATTGATAATGATCTGAGTGGAGATTTAGGAGCTAAATTTAAAGTTGCTCTAGAAGAATTCTCTAAACTTGGAATTGAAGGAGTAGTTCAAGGTGATTTCTTATATACGAATGACGATCTTAAAGTGGAAAATATCGATGGAGAGCCGCATATTACTTTCCATCCTAATACG